AAATTACCTATATTCCCTTGAACGAAATCTCCTGAGCTATCGAATGATACAGAGTTTACTAATATGGCGTTATTGATTATAGACAATCTAGAGCTAACTCCAAACGATAATGACTCATCATAAGTCGTCCCCCCTGCCGATATAGAATAGAATATCGGAATAGGCTTCGGGAACATATAGAAGGGCTGTGAATACTGACGCTGTATCTCTTGTTGGGATAAAACACGATTGAATAAATAGAAATGGTCTATAATAGACTGGTGCGCATAATATAAAGAAGATGCTCTGTAAAAACCACCAATAGCAAAATTGCTATAAGTAGCTTCTTTCGTATTTACAGTATATCCCGCTATTGCTGAACTTGTTGCATACAATAAGCCGTTCTTATATACACGACACGTTATGTTCGGTTCAATTACGCATACCAAATGTTGCCAGCCATCGCTTATTGTATAAGCTGCATTATAAATGGCACTAGAACCCTCGTACGTCAACATCAATCTACCACTTGCACTTTCATTTCTACCAAGTCCCATTAGAGGCGAAGAAACAGAAGTGTTTTTTTCTTGCGCCCAAAACCATTCTGTGGTAGTCCCGGATGTAGTAGGATTAATCCACATGGAAATCGTATATGCCCCGCCATCGGTAAAGAAATTCTTACCACAATTTACTACATCATCCGTCCCATCAAACGCCAACGCATTGCCAAACTTGCCACCAGTCCATCCAGACGTTGTGGTTGATGGGTTTGCCATATTGGTCATAGTTCCATGATTATTCTTGCCAGATACATCACGAACTTTTAGACCTTTATTGTTCATAAGCCAAAGTCCGACACAACCTGTATCTTTGACCCATGACGGATTAGGCATGACACCTTCTGGAGGTTTGACTCTGTTCCAACTAGCCATTATTTATCCTCTATGCAACTGTCTGAGTAATTGCTCTGTAAGCAACCACGCAAGAAGTAGATAATGCTGCGCCTGAATAGTTATGTATGATTATAGAAAACCCATCTGGCATACTTTGCCCTACTGCATTAGACAAATTAAAGTTACCTTTCACTATATCTTCTTGACTTGTATATGCTAGTGTTCCTAAAAACTTTAAGTTGTTTGGCGATGCAATATTAACCGTTCCTTCTGTACCATCTACTGGATCAGTATCAATACCGCTATCGCTATCTAACCAAGTCGTTCCACCATCAGTAGTCATTGCAGAGTTAATATAGATATACATAGCTTTATCATTTGCTGGGGCTGTATTTGCAGTAGTAAGCTTCACAAATATTTCATAATCTAAAGCCTTAACTGATGATTGGTTATCTATCCTTCCAGATTGCCAGCCTGCCGTAGCAGAGGAAGCCAATGATTGTAAAGCCGTTACCGTAATCGCTGTATAAGTTCCATAAGCTATATTTACAACTGCCATTTATGCCCACACCTCCCCATCCCAAATCATATTCCAGTATGCAAGTGTGTAATCTGCATCTAATATTGCCTGTTCTTCTGCAAACTTAATCTCTAAATCTGCTTTAGTCTGTGCCTCTGTGCTGTCACCAGAATAAGAATACATTTTAGCTACATCTTTCGTAGTCCCAAGCGGAGGATTGCCTTTACCTATTTGCCACGCTGGAACAGTTAAGGTAAATACGCAATGAACCTCATAATAGCTGTCATAAAACTGTATTTCCTTTATCGTTATCTTTGTTGCCATGCTATCACCTGCTTATATTCTCTGGCGCACCAGATTTACCTGTGCCATAAATCAATACCCAGTTGCTTATAGACCAGTTGGTGTCATCATCTGCTATTACACCAATCGGCTCTTGATATGCAATTAGTTTAACTCGATAAAAGTTTAATTTGAATTCTGTTGGAACTTTATCAATAACGAAAGTAAAGATAACCTTCTTGGGTTTTAATGGATCATTATTAGGGATTGCCGATTCCCAAACTTGTGTGCCAAGTCTGGAACTATACTTATGTTCTGCTACCACGCCGTCAACAATATTCCAAGTTATTTCTTGGTCTTGCCAAACAGATGTTGTCAAGATACTACCCCACAAAATACGAGCTTTATACTTCCAATCTATTTCTGTCGGTTCTGGAAGTTCTGCTGTTTGTGCCATAACACTAAAAGACATTAGAAACAAAATAAAACTCAAAATCAATGTTTTCATATTTTCCTTATAGAAACGGCAAAGCACGCCTTTTCTTGTATATCCGTTGTTGATAGACTTTAGTCCTCTCTGCATCAGTCAACACCCTATTCCAAATCATCACTTCATCTATCGTTCCAACTATCGAGTTAAACGTAGCACCCAAACCGCCAAAGCGATGAGCCGTTGTCCATGCGGAAATTCCACCCGTTTTTACTACCGTGCTGTCGGCAATCGCTACATTGTCTATGTATAGTTTTGCTAAATCTATATCATTCTGACCTATCTGATCACCAACTACAGGAGTAGAAATAGTCCAACACCAATGATGCAAATTACCATCAAGATAAGCTGCTGCGCTAGCAAACGCTTTACTATTTGATGCACCCAAAACTAACTTTGGCACTTGGTTTGCTAGCAATAACCCAACACTAGAGTTTGTAAACGTAAGAAAATATACATTCCCAGATGAATGTTCGGACTTCATCCATAACATTATGGTTCTATTAATCTTATTTGATAATAGTGTGGTTGCAGTAACAGATAAATAACTGCCGATGTCACCATCGAACTGAACAGCTTTATTACGTTTACCTGTGACCCACTGCACGCCATCGTATGTAGTATCTACTACACTAGCTATATGTGAATTACCTGATGAATCAACTGAATAATTCTGTCCTATGTCGTCTAATGCTAGATATAGAATCAAGCCATTTTTAAGTTGTGACTTAACGTTTGTAACATACCTAGACAATACAGGCATATTAAACGTCCAATCATCACCTTCTACTGTTGAATCCTTGCCAATATCAGCAATCGGTATTTCCTGCCAACCAAAAGACCATAATGGTGAACTTACCTGTAAACTAAAATCTTGATTTGCGTAATCCGTAAGCAACGGATCGTTTCTATGCCAGTTGTTTGATATAGTCATAGATGTAGCTTTATCTGCTCTATATAGTTCTTTATTCGTATTGGGTTGATAGTTGAGATTGCAAATAATAGAGCTTGTTGGGTTTGAACCGCTAACCCATTCTACGTATATGCCCTCAACCTCACAATCTAACAGCATATTGTTTGCTATAAAGTTATTCAAACCCTGATTTGTATATATGCCAGTCTGGCAATCCCATAGAATATTTCCATATATTGAATAGCCAGTACTTGCCGCATCTATATATATACCATACACACCTAACGCCACATGACAATATGTATTGCTATGTATGTTATAAATATAATTCCACCTAATCTTGTTTCCAACCTGATTTATTGGCACACCTGCGTAAATAGCCCCATTATCCGATTGGTGTAAGCATACATCATGTATTTTATTATATTCTACTTTATGCAAGTCACCCCCAATATAAATCGCTGTTGCAGGTGTATTATAGATTTCATTATGTGAAACTGTATCGCCAACTCCAACCTCATTCGTTCCGCCAACAATGCCATTTGCATTAACAGCCTGTCTGTATGTTAAAGACCTTAACCCTATATCATGTATAAGGCAATTTTTGACGTAGTTGGCACTATGCACCTGTGGGTTTGCATCCCTATCTCCGCCATGTATGTGAACTGCACCATCAGACAAATTATAAAGTGTGCTTCTAATGACTCCGCTATTAGTTGATGTTCGGAATGAGATAGAAAAGTTATTTGCCATATCGGTGGTAGTATAATCTTTTAGATACCCCATATTTCTGACTGTGCAACCATCAATGACAACATGATCGCATGTCGTAGCCTTGATAGCCTGACCTCTGCCATACTCAAAAATTAATCCTTGTATTGTCGTATAATTGCAGTTATCTATGGTAACTAACGGAGTGTCCATCAATGAAACGTAAGAATCCGATGCCGTTACATCCGATGGCGCCCAGAAATAGATTATACCTGTTGCTCTATCTATCCAGTATTCGCCTGCTGAGTCTAATTCCTCTAAAACGTTTACATACTTGAATCTAGTTCCATTGATAATACTGTATTGATTCCACCCATAAACGAAAGCCACGCTGTTGATACTTGGAAAGCATCCAAGTATTTTCTGGTAATATGATGCCCATTCATACTCGTAGAACCCATAAGCCCATACATCCGTAAACTGCCCGGCTACTTGCCAATCCAAATCAGCATGTCCGTATGTAAGACGATAGGGAATATAAATCCCTGCCGCCGCAGTTACGGACAACTGTTCTACACCAGAGGCATTTGTGATTTCAAAATAGTTCGTGCCAGACGCAACAGGAGCAAACGTCCCTGTGTTCAAGGTGTTGAAAGCTGTTGATGATATAGCTAACGGTCTTGCCGTTCCGGGGTTAGATGCTGTAAGGTTGGGGTTAGTTCCACCAGATAGATATGTATATCTCCAAGTCACGCCGTCAGTTGATGGGTTCGTGATATTCCAAACGGTACCACTAGATGCAATACTTACCAACACATCACCCGTAACATTGTTAAGCCATGTCCCATCGCTTGGATAAGACGCTAAATTCATAGGCGCACCACCGAAATATAATTCCATCGGTCTGGTCGCCATTGAGCCATAACTTGTTATTGTAGTATCCTCAGCAGTCATATCTAAGAAATATATATGTCCTTGTGTAGCGGCACGTAACCTATCATAGATAGCACCTGATTCCAGCAATGTCCAGTTAGCAGGGTCAAGTAACTGACCGCCGATTATCCGAACTGTCTCTGATGCGTAATTCATATATGTGACATGGTTTACGCTTGAAGACCTGCTGTCATCTGCTGTAAATGCAAGCGAACTGGTAAACGTATATACACCACCCCTTATGAATACCCAGACAGGCACGCTTGGCATCGTCCTTGCCATTAATCGTGCTTTGTCTAACGTAGCATAAGGATTGCCTAGAGTGCCGTCTCCTGTAGTATCATTCCCATCAGTCGCAACATATATATCAGCCATTTGACCACCTTATAAATAATAAACTGTCACAATTCCGCCGTTAGCATTGCCAGCATTTGACACAACTAACGTCAAAATATCATGCACTCCGATAGACAAGTCCGAGTTTGAGCTTGCAACCGTTGCACTAAGATCAGCCCCTGCGCCTTCAAGCACGTCAATTCCGTTTGCAGAGTTCAGCACAACATCATAAGCCGCTGTTGGCGCAGTATCCCCGCTGTCAGGCTTAAACTCCACCCTGTCAATTATACCTATTATTGTTGTTGCAGTTGCCTGTGAGTAAGCCTCACCACTTGCACCTGATGCCCAATCCCAGCTCAATCGTTTAACTGTGCCATTTTTCCAATGCGTAATATCCGTTGCCGCCATAATTCCACCGCCTTAATTTATCGCTTTGTATTGTTCTTTACCATCCTGATCATACATAGTATTCTCAGTATTAAGATCACGTCTTAATTTGCGTTCCTGCTTGCCCTTGTGGGTTCGCTTATGTTTTGTGTTTTTCTTCTGTTTTTTACTCATATTGATACATTTTTATTAAGATTTATAATGTCCATAAAAAAATTGCTCTCTTGAATCGTTCCGTAAACCATTTCCACGTCACCAACACGCCATGACTTTAACCCTTCAGTATTATTTGACTTCTGATCCCATACAGCCTTGACCAAGCTACAAACCATCATTGTAAGATCATCAGGCGTTGACCCCGCCGTATAGGTCACTGCCACATTCTGCGAACCTCTAGGGAAATACCCCTCAATCCATGTCGAATCTATCACCCGAAAGCTTACAGGCTCACCCATGTATAGATAAGACCAATCTTTCGCTGTCTTAAAAGACGTAACATCAAACTGCTCCTGTATCAGTTTAGTTGTCTGCTTATCGTTATAGACTGTATCAACAATCTCAGCCGACCATCCCTTCGCAGACAGAGCATTGATAGCTGTGACTAAGCTAGAAAGCGTTGTATAAGTCGCTATTGGTAATATATCAGTTGTAGCGTCAATGACAAGGGTTGCGTTTGTAGAGTCTATCTTGACGCTTGTGGTAGTTGACAGCGTAGTGTTTTTAATCTTTACCACACTCTCTAAATCAACTGACACCCTTGATACCGAGATTATTGGTAGATGATTAAGCTTCAAGCGATATTCACCACTACCATCATAAAGCTCATTAGTGTATGTCTTGGCTTCAAACGACTTTCCGGTCATATTCCTAACGACTTGCTCTACGCCTTTATGTTGTATCTCAAGTTCCCGACTATAAGTCGTCTCGCCTGTTACCTCAAGTATGTCTGCACTACTTACTATCATGATCTATCCTTTTATAAGTGCCGTGCCTATCCGTACGAAATGGCACGGCTCTCAAAGCGTAGTTAGAAGGGGATACTACGCATCTGTATAGCTTTTTTTCTTTGTTGCTTTGGTAAACAATCCCTCAAGTAACGACTTATCAAATGGCTCAAGATTGCCATTCTTTTTGATAAAACATTCGTCTTTATCTATTATCACGTACCCATCAGCAATGTTATCTATATCCTCGTATGCTTCTTGTTTAAGCACAAATCCTCTGATTATAATCATATTCATCACTCCAAATCCAGCATGATAAATGGCGCTGCTTGTGTGCCTGCCGCTGTATATGATAGAACATAGCCTGCGTACTGCATGTGTTCGGTAAAAACAGAACTATCAAGATATGCGTCAATAGAACCATCATGCCTAAACCCTATTTTTGCATGATTTGTTGTGCCAACAGTTGCTTGTGGATCAATGAATGTGGGACCATGGGTCAGTAGCCAACCATAAGGAGTTGCCGTTACGACTTCACTTTTCCATTGACCAACGAAAGCGTGATTACCGCCGCTATTTCCAGTCCTCACGTCAAGGTACTGGTTTGCCATGATTTCGATAGTTTCAACGGATGCCGTTACTGCCAGCTTGATTGGCTCTGCAAGCGTCAAGGCTATCGTTCCGCCTCCTGATGTTGCAGTATTCGAGACTATCCTATGCACAGATACTGAAGTAGCTGTATGCCAAACGGCGACGTACCCATCTCTTAGATAGTTTAATGCTACAACGCCATCTCCTGCTATGCCTTCACTAGCTCCGACTGTGCCATAAATAACACTAGCACCAATCGCCGCCGTAGTTGGAACTGCTATATGCCCTGTTATCTGATAGTTATAACTCCACGCCCCACGACTGGTATAAACTGACGACCCCTCTGTTTTAGCATAACGATATTTGTTGCCCACCGAATCTTCTAACAGCGTGCCGAGTTCATATATTTTAGTTGCAGACGGTTCTTTTATCGCTTGTTTTAATTTATGAGAATACATTCTCCCATAAAGTCTATATGTTTCTGCCACAAAAATCACTTCCTTTTAGTTTCATGTATCATTTTATCTTTCTCTGGATAATCCATTGATTTATGCAGATCGGATTCATCTATTGCAACTTTCGCATCAACTAAGACTTTACCGATCTTGTCATTGACGATGGTACGATCGCCTTTAACATAAGTTTTCCATTTCTCTATAAACCTGATCTGCATAATTAATCCTATACGTTAGCAAACACCAACTCACGAACCGCCAATCCTGTTACGCTTACGTTTGCACTCCCAGTCTCCGTTCCCACGACTCTTAAATATCGCTTTCCAGCCGTCATTGCTCTGACTGGCACTTCAATAGTTTTCCACGTATCAGCATGACTTGACGCTTGTGTATGCGTAGTAGTATAAGTAGTGAGAGCAGTTCCAGAGAAATCACCTGTGGTTGTAGTTGCCGATTCCTCGACAGTCCAGACCATCACGCTTGACCCTGCCATGACCAATGCGTTGACACAAAAGACCACCCTCAATGCGTCCTTCATGTCAACTGCTAGTGTCGTAGCATAAGTCGTCGCTTCATTGTTTACTGCGGTGTCCGCCGTTATTGTCTTAAAATCGAAATCTAGTTTTTCAGCTAAAAATGCCATGATTCAGTCTCCTATATTATGCGTAGCCTTTCGACTACGCTTTAATTTCTATTATGTGCGTGCCGCCAAAGTCACAAAGTTTGACGTGTATGTAGTGCCACGGCGCGGTGTCTGATAAGTCTTTTGTATGCTACGTCCACCAATGCGGTATATAAACCTGAATGTCATCTGATCATACAAGAATTCCACATGGATAGATGTTTCATATCTCAGTCCACCGTTTGACTTGGTAAGGATTACATATCCATTCCAGTCAGCAAAGAATATATCTCCTAGTGTTCCTAGCGCCTGACAACACTCATTTACGATAATCGGTCTTCCATACAGCGTCATGTATGGCTGATTCGCTAGGCTATTCATAGGCAAAAATACTGGTATCCCGTTCATGCCCAGCGTTAAATTCATTTGTGGTAACCAAGCTAACAGATCAGGATTCATTACCCACACGGCACGCCTTTGGCTTGCACGCTTCATGCCCGCCCACATCTTCATAATATTAATCGGATTAATCGGATCAACTGCTAAGGTCTGACCGCTTTCAATCGGAACTGTTATTAAAGATGGAGCATTTAGTATTCCTTGTGGCTCTTTAGTTCCCATACCATTAATCATTACATCGTCCATAGCCAAAGCAAAAGCATCGGCAAAGTCACCTTTCAGTTGTTGCTCAATGCTAAAAGGGGAGTCCTCTATCAATTCATTACTGGCATACGAAAGCCCGCCCAGCTTGTCTAACTGGATAGTGTATTCACTTGTAGTCGGCTTGCTAACAGTCACGCTGTCCTTCTCATTCATCCAATACATGATTACCGCACCCGAAACATATCCGCTGGATTTATCGTAGTCGTCAATGGCAGCGAATTTCAAGCTGTTACCGGAAGTAGTCATTTGTCTAGCAAGGTTAATAAGTCCCGCGGACTCATATCCGTTTTTGAGAAGTTCACTTGAATAATCAGGTCTAAGGAACGATCCCCCCAAAGAAAAATCGCCTTCCTCCATTCCAGCGCCGGCAGTTTTTATGCTTTTATTAACCTCGTTAAACTTGTTGATTTCTTCTTCTGTTATCTTAATTCCAGCCTCATGTCTTACAAGTTCTTTTTTGGCTAAAACCTGAATATACTGACCAAGAGACATAATGTTAGTCTTTGTGTCGTCTGTGCTGTATTTACGTTCAGCCAAGCTTTTTTCAATAGCTTTGACAGTCTCACCAACGCTTTTCATTTGCTCCTGTATTTCTGAGTTACGCTCTTCAATAAACTCCGTCAATTCTTTTTTCAATGTTGAGGGCGCATCTGATGCGATAATCTTGTCAGCATCTTCTTTGTTTGTTTTGATATAATCTGCATATATCGCTTTCTTTTGTTCGGCAGTCAACCCCGCCGTCAATTCCTCTGTTTTTAATTCGTTAAGTTTTGCCATTGTAGAAAGTCTCCTATAAAATAATAATTAATTCCTATTACCATATCTCCATATCTATCTAAGCCCTTGACTCTCTAGGAATACCATTCCCTAAGCCTACGACTCTCAAATTTCAACTGATATTTCCTCTATCTCTATGTCACCATCTTGATCTATCTCTATTTCGAGATCATCATCAAGCTCTATGTCTATTTCTTCATCTTCATATTCTGATGCGTCTATTGTGTCTATTTTCTTGCTAGTAATTTTAGACTTATGGTCTGCATAATTCCATAAATCATTGAGTTCAAATGCACATGAACTAATAAGTTCGCCAAGCTCATTATTATCTATTCTGTCTGCCACTTTTGCTAATTTGCGAATAACATCAATATAGCGTTTTTGCAATTCCCAATCCATGATCATAAAATCTTTAATTCCGTCTGGCTCTGCAATGATAATAGATTTTATATCTCTGATTGTTGTTTGCTTGATCATACTATCCAAATACTCAGATAATTCCTTTGTCTTTACAATGCCCCTAGCCTCTATCAATGCGTCTGGATGTGCAGGCACTAAGACCCCCGATATTTCCAGTAACTCTTGCTTTAGATACTTGCAACGTGGTTTTTTCCTTGCCTTCTGTATGTATGCCTTTTGCCATATACCAAAGTCACCATCAACCGCTTTGGAATACGTCTTGCCTTCTCCGTCTTGCCATTCAATAGGGTCAAAACCTACGCTAAATGCCGACATGAAGCCCTCTTTGTATAGATAAAAAGCCTCTTCTCCGATCTCTGTTTTTGCGAATATCGGTTTGAATAGCAAGCCCTCTGGATTGACTCTAGGCGATTTCTTTACCCATCCCGCCTTTGCTATCGGAAAGCGTCCATAATCATGGAATAAAGGCACAACTGGATTCTTTTCGTAGTTATCCATTATCCAACCAGAAGGGTCAATCTCCTCGTCTTGACGGTCAATACTAGACTTGGAAGCCCATGCTACAAATGACCGCTCTGAATCGTTGAATTCCTTAGCGTCTGCCTCTGTAATAAATTTGTAAATCATTCAGATCACCATCTTTGATGAGCGGCTAACGGTACAAAGAAGAAGCCGGCTAAGGTTTCATAGACTCGTCCCGTTAGCCGGCTTCTTTAGTTCTATTTAGTTTTAAGAGTATTCCACCAGAAAAAGATTAAGATTGAATGTGTTTTAATAAGACTAAACTACAGCCACGATGCGACCATACCACTATTTTATAAGGACGGGTCATTTAGAGCGGCTGGAAGGGTTTACGCCTTCGTTACACCACTTTCAGGTTTTTCATTCTCTCAATCTTAATTTAGTTTTGTGAGAGATTATTCCTTTATAATTTTCTCCGTGTTGTAACGTATACCTATTAATATATCGTCACATGGGTCTATTCTAACGTCTTTCCATAAAAGCGATATTCTATCAAGTTTATCTTTGTATTTAGCTTCAATGTCTGCTTCCAACTTCGGCTTACAAGGTCTGTCCTGTAAAGCCTCAGTAAAATAAAGTAAATTTTTGATATTACTCTTAAACGTCTTATAACTTATCTTCTCCGAACTCAAATCAGCAAGCCATTCTGTTATAGCATCGGCAAATTCGCTATCAGTTGTTGTCTTTGTTGTAGCCTGCTTGCAATTAACCTTAACTTTCCAATCATCAGTGAATTCATTAAAAACATCTAGCGGGGTCTCTGTTTTTTTCGGCATAAGCTTTGCCTTGATAGCCTCTGCGAACTCATCTGAGATATTAATCTTTCCGCCTCTGTTCAGTGTTAGAATATAGACATTATCTCTATCTTGGTTATTAAGAATAATGGCGTCAACCGTTTCATCATTATCAAGTATAAGTTCGGCAGATTTTTTTGGTTTCTCTGGATCATAAGCCTTAATATGGTCTATCAAATCATTAAGATTAGTGTTTTCCTCTGGATCAACACATAAATTAATCCTATCATCAAATAGTCTAAGTTCAAATTTAGCCTTCATCTTTAATCCCTTCTATAAATATTACTCTGCCATCTGATTTATCTCGAACACTTGTGATTCTATCTCAGTATTGATGCGCTGATCAACATCTATCGTGTTTTCATCTAAAAGCTTTAAGAACTCGTCTTGCATCTGCGACTTGATAAGATAAATAGCTTTGTCTTTTATGTCCCGCTTGTCAGCATCCGTCAATGATCTGGTTTGCTTTATTTCGTAAACTTTCGTCTGATTCAAGTTCTGAACCACGCTCAACGTTATCTTAGCAAGCTGATCTAACGCCATCTTGACTTGCTCATTCTTTAGCTTGGTCTTGAGCAATAACAATACATGACCGCCGAGTATGCCTAAACCAGTAACCACTATCGGAACTACACCCTCTACAAGAATATTTAACACTACATTATTCATGATCTATCCCCTTCTTTATGCGACCCTTAACCACTTGCCAACGAAACATGCTTCCAAGTCTTCCCTGACAAGATATTCCCGATGGTAGAATGATTTACTCCGTATATTTTCCCAAGTTTCCCTTGAGATAAGTTATCTTTATTTTCCCTAATATCAATCACTTGCTTTTCTGTCAACTTTGCCAATCCATTAGATGAACCACTCGACCTAGACTGTCTATTTGCTCTAACTTTATCGTCCATGTTGTCTTGATTAGTGCCTGCGTATGTATGGAATGGATTGCAACAAGGGCGGTTATTGCATTTGTGGTTTATCTGTTTTCCTTCTGGAATGCGCCCGAAATACAGTTCATACGCTATTCTATGGGATAATATCAGTTTCCCATTAAATTTAAATCTGCCATACCCTTTTTTATTTTTCGCACCAGTATATTCCCAACATTCATCCTCGCCTTTAATGTCTACATAAGACCAGAATCGTGATATGTCGTCTACTGGCTTGTTATGTTTTTTACATTGCCAAATTTTACATTTTAATTTAGTTTCTTCTGTATGTTTCCTTGATTTATGCAGATAAATTCCTGTTGGCATTGTCATTATCTCCTCATTGATAATCCTCAAATGGTTAGTATAGGCAGGAAATTGAGGTTTTTCTTTTCGATTCGGGTTATAAAGCCGTCTCTATCCTATACTATTATTATATCATAAATCCCTCATAAAGTCAATGTTTAGCACGTTCTACTATAAGCCTAGTCACTATCCATAAACGTAATGGGGAGAATAGTGCAACGGCAGCGAACATGAACTGGCGGGTGGGAAACATTCTCGTAATTGAATGTCATAGTCTTTGGTTTACCATCTACCATCACGGTTAAAGATTCCCCTTGATTGAAGTAATTAACTCCCACTGGGAGACGCTTGCCATGCAGAGATGCGCAGAATGGACAGCGCCTTTCATCTCGGCTCGTATAAAATTGTTTGAACTGAACCACGCCACTTTGGATGTAGCTTCGTTCTGCAGCGTCATTCATAGCAAAGATCGTTTCCGTTCTCGCTATACTTATAGCGCGTGTCTTGCTCATGTCCTTATAAAATGCACGAATACGCTTTTCTAGTTGGTAAGGACCCTCTTGTCGTTCTATACTATCCGTTATAATAACATGTAGCCACTCTCTTGTGGTATTAACGACTGTATCGGCAAACTTATTTGCCCTTGTAAATATCGCCTCTCGAATATAAGGATTTTGGACATTAAAGCTGATACCGACTTCTAACGCTTCAAGCTCTATGTTCCCCCAGTTAGACATAGCATCGGGTAAAGTCAACTGCCCAAATTCATTATAAATTATCCTGTACTTTTCCCAATCTATCATATAATCTTCAAAAGCTTTTGATTTGAAAGCTAGTATAGCATGACTAAGCTCATCAGATTGACTTGAGAACGTCTCTCTTAGCATATCCTTATACTTACGCTCATAAGGTAAAGCCTCTGCTCTGAACCTATCCTCACGATTCTTGAGAGACATCTTGACAGCGTAATCAGCTATGTATTTCTGTAGTATGGGGTTTGCTTGTAGTGCTAAGTTCATTCTAAAGTTATTTTCCCTCGTTTTAAGTCTCTATTATTATTTCTGCATTTTCGATATACATAGCGATTGCCATTAATTTCTATCTTAGTGCCTTCATGAAATAAAGGTCTGTTTGATGCCTTTGTAAGTATAGATTTACGATCTCTCCAAAGAGTTATGATATGTCGAATCCCAAAGTAAAGCACTATGCCACACAATATTAAACAAATTATAATCTTCATTCTTCCAGCCCCTTCTTCACGCCTTTTGCAAAGTCTTCACCTTGCTCCTCTGGCGTCTGTCCTGCTTGTGTTATCGGCACATAAGTTGATGGGATATAGTTTACATCCCCACCGTCAACAGGCGCCCAATCTTTATCCGCACGAATTTCATTGATTGACCTTATACCTGATTGCATATACCCTGTATGTAGCTTCATCTCAGCCAATTCGTCTTCTGGTATGCAGTCCTCGTACACAAAGAACGCCCCTTGCTTATCTAAATCAGCATACATGGGAATAAGCCAAGAGTTCAAGGTTGACTGTATCATCTGGAGCTTGGGATAGATGCAATGTTGTAAATACTGAGTGTCTTGTCTGTCCTGAACTGCTCGATTGCTTCCGCTCATTTCTACCATAGACAACGGCACTTGATATGCGTTGAAAATAAACTCACGAAAACCTTTAAGATTGTCAAGAAATGGCAAATCCTTTGCAGAGGACGGTATCTCAGTTAGTTTCGCTCCGTTGTCAAGCACCATCACTTGATCCGCTTTGGTGTTTCCTGACCGGAACTGAGCAAAGGCTTCCTTCATCTGCTTTTTTTGTTCTTCTGTAAAGTTCCCCTTGTCAATCGCTGTTTCAACGTATATTTGACTGCCATACTTATTCTTTGCGTAATCATAAAGCAAGTCTTTAAGTTTGCCTGCGATGTTGTATTCCGCTA